GCGGTTGGCTCCTCCGACCGATGCGTTGACGTGCGGGTTGACCAACACCCGGACAACGATCTCGGCGTCCAGAAGCAGCTTCCCTGCACCGAGGTCTCGACGCATGGCCCGGAGGATCGGAGGGACGACCACCACGCACCCGACCGACCGAAGCTGGGTTTCAATGGCTGAGTCTTGGAGACCGTCGTCAGCGATGCACAGCACGGCCGGGCTTGCTGAGAAAAAGGCGTTGGCAGTGATTGCCGCGGCCACCGTTGACTGCATGGAAGCGAGGGAAAGCATGGGTCAGATTGCCATCGTCCGGGCGGCTTGGGTCTGTTTGCGGATGATGTATTCCATCATGTCGGCGCGGGCCTCGTCGAGCGCGGCAGCAATGGCGGCCTGTTGGCGCGGCTTCTGGAGCGCCACGGCCATCTTGCCGGACGACTCGTTGCCGCCCCATCGGAACGTCAGGTTGGAAGAATCACGGTCCCGCTTGAAACCGACCTCGGACAAGAACCGACTGTATCGGTCGATGATTTTCCGGCGCTGCTCACCGAAACGGTCAGCGGCCAGTTGCTGGGAAAGTGACTTGTACCGGGCAGAAAACGCGGAGAACCCGCGGCCGCTTTCACGGGCGTTGAGTTCGGCGCGGACGAGGAGCGCTTGCAGATTCAGGCGCTTGCCACCGACGAGCTTGGATGCTGAAAGCTTTTTGCCGCCCATTCGGAGCTTGCGACCGGCTAGGGTCTGGGAGACCCCCAGTTTGGCGTAGACCCGCTGGCGAATCTTGTCGCGGATCTTGAGGCCTCCACCTGAAGCCAGCGCGGCCAGGCGGTTCTCGCGGACGGACCCTTTATCCGGGGCGAGGGTCAGCAATTTTCGGGACAACCGGAAACCGAAGTCGGCTCCCTTTTTGGCGACGGCCTCGGCCGCCCCTTTGCTTGACAGCGCGGCGTAGCGGGTCAAGGCGCTGTTGAACTCGTCGAGGTTTGTCTGGAAGGTCAGAGTCACGTCGTCACCTCGCAGTCCATGAGCCACGCCAGCCCGTTGAACCGGACCGACTGGATGCGGTGGTATTTGGCGCCTTGGGTGATGATCTCACCGACCCGGGGCGCGGGACTCACCGCACCGTCAACGAACTCGACCCGGGAGGTGGCCTCGCGGTCAAAGTCCGGGCTGTTAGGGAACGCCTTTTCGTCGAACGGCACCCAGTTGACCACGGCCGACACGGAAGCACCCCGAAAAGTCACCGTGTCCCCTGCCGTTGCCAGCAAGGTGGTGAATCCGGTTGCAAGTGCCGTGTCGGCCGCGTTCATGGGTTGGGCTCGGTGTTACTTCTTCCGCGGCTTGTCAGCCACAGGCGCGGAGACCGGCGCGGCCCCCTGGGTGAACTTGTGGCGCTTCTCGCGGCCTCGGTCCTCGGACCAAAGCTCGATGACGCCAGCACCGTTTGCGCCCGACAGCACGGCCGCCTTAAACTCAGCTTCGACCTTTGAGGCCTGAGCGGGTCCAAGGACGACCTTGCCGTCAGCGATGAGAATGCCGAGTCGCATGGCGATTAGGCCGACACGATGCGCTTGAGGGCAGCGGCCTCGCCAAGGGCGTAGCCGTAGAAGCACTCCAGCACGGCGACAACCTCGCCCTTGTCGTTGTCGTAGAACTCGCGGTAGCCGAGGGTGATGCCGGTGGACTCGTCGGCCACGGGGCGATAGATGCCGTCCTGACTGCGGCCCGAGGGCTGGAGGTAACGCATCGCGGTGACCAAGGCGGACGGGAACGCGGCGAAGCCAACGAGGTTCTGGGCGTTGGCCGGGACCAAGCTCGAACGGTAAGTCATGAACCCGGACAGGTTCGGGAGGCTGCCGGTCTGGTTGGCGGTCGCGCCGAGGGCACCCGCATCTTTGATGACGGAGTCCTTCAGCAGGGCGTTGTAGTAGCTGGACGACAGCACAAGGCTCCGGGGCATCTCGGGCATCTCGGCGGTGTCGCACGCATCCTTGATGTCAACGATGTCGGCGTAGTCGAAGTTTGCGGCGAGGCCGGTGTGAGCGGCGGCTCCGTAGTTGGCAAGGGTGACCGCGGACAGAACGTCCTGGAAGACGGCCTTGGCCAACTGGAAACCCTTCTGCATTCCAAAGCGTTCGAGGGTGACGGCCGGGCTCTTGGCGATGGCCACGTCGGACAGATACCAAGACACGAACTTGTGCTTGTTCAGCGTGATGGTGCGCTTGTTCAGGGTCGAGTCCTGGCGGGTGTAAGTGCCAGCGAAGTCCGCGGCGGCGGAGGCGGCCGGAACGTAGGGCACCTGGATGGTGTCAGACTTCGAGGCCGGAGCCGGGTCAAAGTCGGTGGTGAAGGCCGACATGGGAGCGAAAGCTCCGACGAAGGCATCGAGGCCCGCTTGGGAGATGAGCGTCCCATTCAGGCCGGAGTCGAGGGTATTGGGCATGGTGTGTTTGGGTTGGTTGTGAGGTTACTTTTTCAGCAACTGGGCCTTGTGTTGGGACCAGAAAGCCGTGCGCTGTTTCGGATCGGTGATCCGATCAAACTCAGCGCGGAGTTCGTCGGAAGCTTTGCCACCCGCTCCGGCCGGTGCCCCAACGGGGTCGGCTCCGGGCTTCGGGGTCTGGATCGCGGCCAGCAACTCGGCGGCCTTGGCGTCAGCTTGGATCTGGGCGACCCAGGCATCCTTGACGCTGGCGGCGATGCGGCCATCAGCGATGGCGGCGTCAACGGTCGAGAGGACCTTGGCCTTGGCGATCTGGTCGAGCGCGTGCTGGGCGTCGTCCTTGGCCTTTTTGAAGGCGGCGAAGAAATGTTCGAACTCGGTGACGGCGGTGTCCTCGGCAACGTCAGCGGAGGAGATGAGCCCGGCGGCGGCGAGGCTCTGGAGCAGTTTGTTCATGGGTTGGGGTTTGGTTTCGGAATTGTCCGGGGTCTCGGTCGAGGCGTTGTCCTCGTCCAGTTGGGCGTACAAGGCACGGAACCAGTCACGGCCCGCGGCCCCTCCCCACAGATTGGCAGCCACGTCGGCCGGGCTGTCGGCCTCGGCTTCAAGGAACCGCTCGTTGCGAGCCCACCAACGGTAAGCTTTGCGGACCTTCGCCTCGGTCGGAGTCTCACCGGCCTTGAGGCTTCGGGCCTCCTTGACGGTGGCGGGTTCGAGCCCGTCGCCCCCCTTGCCGTCCTCGACCTGTCGAACCCCCTTGTCGAATGCGCGGCGGGCAGCCTGGGGCGCGGTCTTGGAAACAGCCTTGAGGGCGTCGGGAGCGTTGCGGAACGACCGGGTCGAAGCGGCGAATGCGATTTCGTCGGTCACCTCGTCCACAAACCCGGCTTCCTTGGCCTCGGCCGCGGAAAACCAAGTCTCGGAGTTCATCCACTCTTTGATGGTCTCATGGTCCTTGCCGGTCTTGGCGGCGTAGGTGCCCACAAGGCTGTCACGAATCTTGTCCAGTAAGTCGGCCGTTTGGCGCATTTCGTCGGCCTCACCGACAGCCCCGCCCCACGGGTTGTGGATCATGAAGAACCCGTTGCCGGCCATGCGGACCGTCTTTCCAGCCAACGCGATGATCGAGGAGATCGACGCGGCGAGTCCGTCAATCTGGACTGTGACATCCTGGCCGCGGAGGAAATTGTAGATGGCAAGACCGTCGAACACCGACCCGCCGGGCGAGTTGATGCGGAGGTTGATGCGCTTGGCCCCGGTCGCCCGGACGGCGTCGATAAACGATTTCGCGGTCACGCCCCACCCACCGATCTCGTCGTAAAGGTAGATCTCAGCCTCGTCGTTGGCTTTTGCTTGGATGTCGAACCAGGTCTTCACGGGTTGGCGGCTGCGGCGTTATTGCTCGAAAGTTCGTTCGGGTCGAGAGTCATGATCTCGGCCCGGTCCACGTTGAACTCTTGGGCAAGCTCTTGGGCATAGGCAATCTCTGCCGCCTTTTGCCGTAGCTGCTCGCGCCAGTCTTCACCCGTCTCGGCGTAGATGCTCTGAAGCGTCCTCATGCCGGTCTTGAACTCGGCGACCGCGGCGGCGGAATTGCGGCCCACGTCCACGTTGATAGACCGCGGAGCCCGAAAGGTAGACCGATACCAATCGGCGGGCGGAATACGGAGCGCGGGGTCGGTGCGGATGCCGGTCTCGATGACGTACTCGTAGACCCGGCGGAGGTGGTCAGCGATGACGGCAGACCTAGATCGGAAAAAGGCGTTGGCGATGTCCAACACCGACCGCATCGAGGTCCCCTGCATCGACGTGGGCAAGACGATTTCCTTTGGCACCCCGATCCCGGCGCAGACCTTGGCGGTCAGGTAGTCCCAATAGCCCGAGGTGGCCGCGGACGGGCGCTCAACCTGAAACTGGTTGAATTCGTCCCCGTGTTTGAGAACGGCGATCTCTCCACCGAAAACGTCCTTGTAGTAATCAGCCCGCTCTGTCCCGTCGGATCCGGTGACGGTTCCGCGGATGATGTCGTCGTCGGTGACCTCGCCTTCCTTGGTCTTGATGACGTTCTGAACCTTCGAGGCAGCCTTGGCGGCTTGCATTTCGAAGATCTGGAGATCGTCCAAGTCGTGGAGGTCGTTCATCACCGGGTAAAGCGCCGGGAGTCCTCGGTACTGTCCAGGGCGCCCAGGCTCGAACACGTGAACGACGAACTGGGCTTCGACCCTCTGGAAGGTCTCTTTCCGCTTTGCATCCTCGTTGGTGATCCAATAGGCGGTCGGTCGGCCTCGGTCGTCCACCTCGATGCCGTCGATGATCGTCCGGCCGTCCTGGGTGGGCGGGTTCTTTACTCGGTGGGATTCGACCAACTGGATCCGAGGGTTGCCGGAGTCGCCTCGGGTGAGGATGACGAAGATCTCGCCATCGACGAAAAGCGCCCGGGCGATGATGCCTTGGAGGGATCCAAACGACAGCCGGGACGACAGGTCGGCGAACCGTTGCCAGTCCCGCCAGTAATTGAGCGCGGCCTCGTTCCACGTTGGGCTGGACGATGACGGGAAGAACGCGAGCCCCTGTCCTACGGTGTACTGCTCGAAAAGGTCAGCGATCCGATTTACGAACGCGTTGTTGCGCTCGAAGTACCGGGACCGACGGACCAACTCATAGCGGCTGTACGGGTCGATGTCGTAGGCAGCCGACTGGACCGAACCGTGGAGCGTCGAACGCTGGGTCGAATGCCGAGCCCCCTCATATCGTGCCTTGGGAGCGACGACGAACCGGGTGGCTGCCTGGAGGCGTCGGAGAAGGTTCATCGGATGAGGTTCGAGAAATCGTTTCGGAAGGACCGGATCGGCTTCAACCGGGCCATCATGTAGGCGTAGCGGGTGGCGTCGGTCACGTTCCCGGCGCTGACGGCGTCGTCATACAGGTCCAAGAGCCGGCTGTAAATCTCCGACATCTCGGTGGGGGTCACGCCTTCGCTTGCGTTGACCTGAAACGTCACCGACCGACCGTTGCCGGTGGTCTGCTGGAGAACCTTTCCCGACTCAAGCGCGTGGACCGCCTCGTTGTTGAGGCTGTTGAGCTTGTCCAGCAACGTGGCTCCATGGGTCACCGTCGAGTAGACGTGACGCAGGAGGCCGCGGGCGAATGCTGAGGAAACTGCCACGATTTAAGGTCCGCACGATCCGGGACCGGACGCCACCGGGGCGTTGGCCCGTCCTTGCTCATTTGCGCCCGTGCCGGCGTTCTGCCCTTGGTTGCGGGTGCCGGGTGAGCCACGCCAGAGCCTCGGTGAGTCGCGCCCGCCCTCCTGGCATTGGAAACCCTCGGGCCTTCATGGCGTAGACGTAGGACGGAGCCCGCTTAAGCATGGCGGCCAGTTCCTTGGTGGTCAGGAGGTCAGTTTGCATCGTTCGATGAGGCGGCTGTCATGCGGAGTCGGTTGAAGAAAACCGCAGCGGCCACCTGCATGACTTCGCAGTCGGCGAGGTGATTCGGCCATTTTGACGACCTCGGCAGCCACGTCCACGTCGTTCGGCCGGTGGCGCTCGACAAGCGGGCGACCTTTTGCTCGCAGTCGAGGTGCCTCCAATAATCCGGGGTGGCGACCTTTTCGGCGACCTCCCACCGGGTGCTGACCTTGCCCTTGCGGAGGCGTTCGAGAATGTCCTTGGTCACGTCGGTTCCGAACTCCAAAAGCTTGAGTTCGAGACGGCCTTGGTTGCCGGCGTTGTCGCCAACCCGCGGGTCAATTCCTCGGAGGAAGAATGGCTCGTCCACCCCGGTCTTCGGGTTGCGCCACCCCTTCCGGGGCATTCCCTTTGAGGGCATCCACCCGACCCAAAGCGGCACCCGCCCGGTGCGAGCCACGAACCGTCCCCATCGGAGGCATTCTGCGTAAACTGTCGGGGCATCATAGCCTGAGTCGATGACGACGTGGACGTCCCCGACCCCGTGTTCCCGTTGTTTCTCGCGCACGTCGTGCCAAGTGTCGAGGGGTCCGGCGTCAACCGCCCGGGAGGATCCGTCTTCGTTCCATGCTCGAACCACAAACCAGAAGTGAGGGCTGGAAGCTTGGCAATCCACGGTCAGGAATTTCACGCACTTGTCCGTCAGGCCCTCTGTGCCCGACACGATGAGTTCCTCCCGTTGCCGGGGAGCGGCTTGGTTTTCCCATGGTTCGGCTAAGTTACCGTTCACGAACGACTGGAGGCCCAACAGCGATTCCTTGGCTTCGAGGAACTGCACGGCGAGGTGTCCCCAGGTGCATTTTCGATCCGGGCTGTAGAGGCTCGAAAGATGGTAGGAACGCACCCCGGGTAGCGCTCCCTTGTTTTCCGGGATCCATTGCCCATGGCGAAGTCCGGCGACCTTCTGCGCGTCGGTCATGTTGCCCTTGCAAAGCTGGCATTCGTAGCGGGCGGAAGCGCGGACCCGACCGAAGTCCCACTTGCCGTCTTCGAGTTTGGCGGTCTCGTCCCATTTGACCTGTCGCCACTCCAGTCGGATCGGCGCCTTGCAATGCGGGCAAGGGAGGTAGAAACGGCGCTGGTCCCCGCGGATGAACCGTTGCCAGATGCGCCCATCGGTGGTGGTCGGTGTCGATGTCAGGAACAGTTTGGACGAACTGAAGGCCTTGAGGCGCTGCTCGGCTAAGTCAAGGGCATCGGCCTCCCGCTCGGTTTGCGGCGCGAACTTGTCCACCTCGTCGGCCACCAGCACCCGGACTGGGCGGGAGGCGAGGTTTGCCGGGCTGTTGCTTCCCACGAACGTCAGCGTGGAACGGTCGAAGTGTTGCTCAAGGTGGGTGAGTTTGTCCTTGTCCTCCGGGAAGTGCGCCACCATGGCCGGGCAGTCTTCGAGCATGGGCATCCAGCGGCTTTTGCTGAACGACCGGGCAAGGTTCTCGGTAGGCATCAGCCACAGTGCCGGGCTCGGTTCGGTGTCAATGAGCCACGCAAGGCCAGCCATTAGGGTGGTTGTTTTGCTGGTCTGGGATCCCCAGCACAGCGTCATCTCGACCACCCCTGAGTCTTTCCAACACTCAAGTGGTTCCCTGACGTAGGGGCGGACGCTGGTCGAATACGGTCCCGGGTGTTCGGTCTGCCGGGCGGTCAGTTTGAGGTTGGACTCGGCCCAATCAACGACCGTTTGCCGCGGGGTCGGGCGGTACAATCCACGGCGGAACTCGAGCAAGTCGCGTTGAAGGTCGGTGAGCATCAGACGTTCCCAATCGGGACGGCGACTCGGGCGTTGAGCAAGTCGGCCATGCGTTTCGGTTGCAGCGAGTATTGGATGACGTGCCTCCCCCACTTCCTTTCAATGGCCCGGCAGAATTTGGTTTCGGACTCAATGGTCCGGCTCGACACGATCCCGCCCGCATTGTCCCCGTGTTCGCAGACGTAGGCGTACTTATTGAGGCGGAGAATCTTTCGTTCCCTGTTTAACACCTGGAGCGCGAAGTCATAGTCGTCCTTCGATCCCATCCTTTCGTCGTTGAGGTATCGGTGCGCCAAGTGTCCGGTGAACGGCCCCAATACCGGAGCGGACAGCGAGAACGGCTTGAACTGTTTGTAGATGCGCCCGTCCTCGTTGAGGTTGAGACCCCACAAAACGCACCCGAACTGATGGGCGAGGTTGAACCCGCGGACAATGAGGTCGTCGGCTTCCTCCGGTGTCAGCATGATCTTTTGGTCGCTCTTGCCCGTCCACCGGCCGCGCTTGTAGACGCCTTCGGTATGGCAAAGCCCGCTGACGTCGTCGTCGATCATGAGCAACGGCCGCGGGATATTTCGGAGGATCCAGTTCCGTTTTCGGGCAATGTTACCGTCGGCCGAGTCCGGGATTGCCAACACCCGGGGCGCCCCGACCACGTTGGCGTAGTCTTTCGCCTGGGATTCCGGGACGCAGTATCGGGCGGACTGGAAGTAGTCCCGACCGGGTAGGCGATCCGGGTGAGCCCGCCGAAACGACGGGATGATGACGGAGACGGTGGGGTCTTTCATGCGATGCGGTTGAGCCACTCGGACCCTCGGATGACCCGTCCGATGCCGGTGGGTTGCCCTTTTCTGGGAATGAGGTCTTTGACCTCCTTGAGCCCGAACTTCTCCTGGGCGACTTGCCAGTCTAATGGGTTGTCGAAGTACAAAACAACGTAGTTGTGAGAGTGGAGCAACTCCTCGGAGAACTCGACTTCCGGGGCGGGCTCCTCCGGGTCGGTGTCTTCGACGGTGTCCCCCATGATTTCGGCGAGTTCCTCCGGGCTGAAACCTGTCAGGCTCATGTCGAACCCGACCGCATCGAGGCCTTTCAATTCCGCGGCGAGGGTGTCCATGTTCCACCCCGCATTTAGGGCCAATTTATTGTCGGCCAGACAATAGGCCCGGACTTGGTCCTCGGTGAGGTGTTCAAGTCGGATGCAAGGCACCTCCTCCAATCCAAGCGACCGGGCGGCCTCCACTCGACCGTGTCCGGCCACGATGGTCCCCCGCTTGTCGATCAACACAGGGTTGGTGAAACCAAACTCCACCATGGAAGCGGCGATCTGGGCGACCTGTTCCGGCGAATGGGTCCGGGCGTTGCTGTCGTAGGCTTTCAGCTTCCCGATTGGGACGTTTTCGATGGTTGGCTTGGTCTTCATTTCCAGGGATCGGTTTGTTGGAGAGTGGCAAGGGCGACTTCTTGGACCCAGCGGTCCAGTTCCTTTTCGGCGTGTTCGGGGTCGTGAGGGGCGATGCGCCCGGCGAGTTGCTTGGGCATTGCTCGGAGCAATGTGGCGACCGCTCCGTCGTGTTCGGTCATGGCTTTGCGGACCCAGTCACCGGAAACAAGGTGCCGCTCCCGTTCGGCCAGTGCGAGAACTTCCTCCCGGGCTGCGGTAAGGTTACGGGCGGCGAGGTTGTGGATCTGAACCAGTCGGCCGGCGTCGGGTTGCCCGGCCTTAAGTGCCCGGACGGACAGCGCGTAAGCGGCCTTTTCAATGCCCTTTTGCCGTTCGTAGGAGCCCGCCGGGGTGTCGGCCGAGATCAACGCGGGATCGGTGGGTGCCTGAGCCTCCGGCGGTCGGTACGGTCCCGGCTCCCCGGATGATCCCGAAGCGGATTTCGGGATGATCGGCGCGGCCGGTTTGCCCTTGGCCCCTGCGGTCGGGCGGGCTCGGGTACTCATGCCCCGCCACTTGTCGGCAGCCTCCCGGGATGCCAGCGGCATTCCTGCTTTCACCAACTGGGAGACCCGGCCCTTGGTCAGTCCGGTGGCCCTTGCGTAGTCGGCTTGAGTCATCGAAGGCTTTCGGGAAGGTTCTCAGGCTTCTCGCCCATGATCTCTCGGAGGCCCCGGGCGATGGTAGCCCGCTTCGGATCCCGCGGGTGGGCGTCGGCAGTCTGGCTCTCGGCAAACTGTTCCGGGGTCATGCTCCCGGCCCGGATCCGGCCAATGGCCCACTTGATGAGATGGTGGCCATAATTGAGGGAGACGTAATAGGCGGCGGTGCTGAGGGGCATGGGTGGGGTTTATTAAACGGTCAAAAGTTTACGCTCGGGGGATCATCGGTCTGCTTTGGCCCC